CTCAAGAATCGTGTACATCTGAACAGGATTGACCGGCTCAGGCATCCCGGCTTTTTTGATGTTGGCCGGCACGGGCATAATCGCCGCGATGTTGGTGTAGGTCTTGCCTTTGGACTCTTTGTGGGTTACCGAAACCATCGCCCACGCACCAAGAACATTTTTGAGCTCAAAGCCCTTGAGTTCCTGAGCGGTAAAGTCTCGGCCACGCCAAGTCTGCAGATCCTTCCTAAGGGTGGATTTATCACTCAGGGTGAGCGTAAAGCTCTTGGTGATCGATAGAGGTCTGCCATCTCCGGTCTGTAGGGGATTTCCCTGATCATCATCTCCATGAACCTCAAACTGCATCGTGACTTTGGGTAGGTACTTAACCTCTCCCATAAAGTCAGACTTTTGGGTTCCTAAGTCTATGATTCGATAGCACCGAGCCAAATGCATTCCCGTCGGTACAGTCATGAAATTGCCTTCACTTTTCGCAACTAAGCTCATTTTTCTTTCCTTTCACGGATACCACATTCAAAATAAATCACGGACCAATCCTCTGCGGTTGCCACGCCAGCTTTAGCCCTTTCCAGAGCCTCCTCACAGCGTTGCTGCCGCTCAAGCATTGCCTGATGCCATAACTCACGGTCGTCCATCACGGTTCCTTTCACGTTAAGAACCCACAGAATAGCAAATGCAAGTGCAAGATACAAGAACCTCTTGACTTTGCTTAATTTGATGTATTATCCGCTTACATTTAGAGGAGCAAACAATGACCTTAAAGCAGTATTTCGCCCGCAAAAAGCGGGGGGCGAAGGCCGAAATGGCCGAACGGCTAGGCATTACAAGGACTTGGATGAGTCAGCTGATTAGTGGCCGGGTGATCTGCTCACCTGAACTTGCCGTAGAGGTTGAAAGGCTCACCGAAGGCATGGTTACCCGCAAATCGCTTCGACCGGACTTGTTCGGAGAGGTTAAATGATTTGGTACAAGTTTTTCCTCGCCGATTACATTAAGGATACGCACCATTTAGATGATGCGGAGGATCTTTGCTATCGCCGGTTGATTGATCTCTACTACCTGACTGAGAAACCGATCCCCTTGGATTTGGGGTCGGTAGCCCGAAAGGTTCGGCTTGACTTGGATATTGTTGAGGCAGTTCTGAATGAGTTTTTTGACCGTACCGAAGATGGGTATAGCCATAGCCGTTGCGAGCGAGAAATAAAGAAATATCAGCATCAGGCTAGTATTAACCGCAAGCTCGCCAAGCGAAGCGTAGCAAGCCGCTCAAACCAATCGTTGAACCAATCGGCAACCAATGGTTCACCTAATCAGATATCAGATATCAGAGAAAAAAATAAAAACACTTCGTCGGCAGAGCCGACCCGGTTCGGAGAGTTTTGGTCGCTATGGCCGGCAAGTAAGCGCAAGGTCGGAAAAGCCGTCTGCGAGAAGAAGTGGGCCGCCCGGGACCTTGATTCCTTGGCTGACCAAATCCTTTCCCATGTCCGGACAATGAAGGAAACGGACCAATGGAAGGAGGGGTTTGAACCCGCTCCCGTGACCTACCTGAACCAGTCGAGATGGCAGGATGATTTACCCCAAGTCGTGATCCGGAGGGGAAAGTGATCGGCCATATGCCTCTAATTCGCATTAGATTGGCCCGTAAGCGGCCCAAAGCGGTTTGGGTATACCTAGGTAGCGACCCCCTAGATCAGGCGGCCTTGTGGGACAAATCTGAGGATTCGTTAGGACACGCTCACATTGTCATTGAAGACACCGACAAGATCCCTTTCTTGGATCTCCGGTTTGCCGCCGGGATGCAGGTCCACATTGATGGGAAGGATTACAACCGTTTGCTTCAGGCCCATCTAGCTTTCCTGAAGGCCGGAGCATCAGAGGTCTTCACCCTAGCTAACAACGAGCTGATCTATGACCGCGGGGAAGACTATGCACCTCATTGACGATTCGATCGATTTTTCTGCCTACCTGAAAAACACCGAGGCCGACTACAAGGTCCGGGAGGCCGCAATCTACCTTGATGAGGTGGTGGAGGATGTCTCAAACCCCCATCAGGAGTCACCGATCCACCTACCGTGGAATAAAACCCGGGGGGAGTTTGCCTTCAGGCCCGGGGAGGTGACCCTCTACGCAGGGTCTAACGGGGGTGGTAAGTCTTTAGTTACCGGGCAGATCGCGTTGAGCCTGATCCAACAACAGCAGAAAGTGTGCATTGCATCATTTGAGATGAAGCCCAAGAAGTCTGTGGAGCGGATGCTCAGGCAGTTTTCAGGCGAGAACTGGCACAAGCCGCACTTTCAGGATCGGGCCGGCCATGTCAAGGGTTTAGTGTCCAGGCTTAAAACCTTCTCATTCCAAAAGCTTTGGTTTTACGACCAACAGGGCACGACCTCAGCTCAGCAGGTAATCGCGGTTACTAGGTATTGCGCCGTTAAATTAAAAATCAATCACATCTTTATCGACTCCCTGATGAAGTGCGTTCAGGGGGAGGACGATTACAACGGGCAGAAATATTTCATTGATGAGCTCTGCTCAATCGCCCGGGATCATCAGGTCCACATCCACTTGGTCCACCACATCAGGAAACTCTCAAACGAAGAGGCAACCCCGAATAAACACGATGTCAAAGGCACCGGAGCGATTGCGGATCAGGTCGATAACGTCTTCATGGTTTGGAGAAACAAGAAAAAGGAGCACTTAGCCGCAGCCGGTAACTCAATCGACCCTATGGAAAAAGACGCCATGCTGATGTTAGAAAAGCAGCGTAATGGGGAAGTTGAGGATTGGTACCAGCTTTGGTTTCACCGAGACTCCCAACAGTTTGTTGAGACTTGGGATGGTTTACCGATTGTGTTTGACAATGGGCAATTCTAAAAATGAAAAGTGGCAAGAAGGTAAAGGCGAAGATGAGTCCCGACACCGGCACCTCGTCCGGTGGGTTATTAGGAAACGAATTGAAAACCGAGATAACGCCGTCGAATGGTTACGCGGTTGGAACGAAAAACATCCCGGCTCTATTTTGGAAGCAGACGTTATCGACCAGTGGCAAAAGGGCAATCGTGGAAAACAAGGAGAATGGAAATGAATGAACAGCAGCTTGAGGAAATCTTTAGACAAATTTTAGAGATCAATCAAACCATAGCAAAACAAAATGCCTTAATCGTGCAGGCCCTGACATTGCCCGCTTTGATGGTGAAAGCCGATCAAGATGATTGAGTTGACTTTGCCGTGGCCACCATCGGTTAATCATTACTGGCGGATGTGGCAAAACCGCATGGTGATTAGCACCGAGGGCAGGAAGTATCGGAAAGCCGTAGCTGACCAAGTATTGATCCAGCGCGGAGCGAGACATCTGACAGGCAAGGTCAAGGTCACGATCGAAGCCTGGCGCCCGGACAACCGTAAGCGTGACCTCGATAACTTATTAAAAGCCGTGCTCGATGGGTTAAAGAATGCAGGCGTATACGAGGACGACAGTTTGATTGTGGACCTAAGAATTTATTGGGCCGCGGAAATTGCGGGGATGTTGAAGATCAAGATTGAGAATGTATGAAAAAGAATAATTGTTGGGCCATCAAGATTAAAGGCGGGAAGTTTGTGAATCGCCCCCCGGATCATTTTTGGGAAGCTGATCGGACATTGCTATTCAGAACCCGTAAGCAGGCCCAGGCTTGGCTGTCGTCAAATGCCTTTTGGAATCCAAAGGGTGAAGTCGTAAAGGTAACCGTAACCGTTAAGGAATATATGACATGAGCGATCCACATAAGGCAGTCGATTACATCATCGCTAACGCGAAGAAGTTTGCTGAGGCTAAGGCGCAGAGGATTTATCTTGAGGAGTACCGAAAGTCTTTGAAGGCCATCTTGATGAAGGGAAGTCTTGAGGAGTCTTTGGGCGCCCAAGAGCGAGAGGCCTACGCGCATAAGGATTACAAGGAAATGCTCCAGGGCCTGAGAGAAGCTATCGAGATCGAGGAGAAGCTTCGTTGGGAGCTGGTCGCAGCTCAGGCCCGGGTAGAGATTTGGAGGTCTGAGCAGGCAAATCTAAGAGCTGAGGGCAAGGCCACGATATGACAGAAATAAAGGTGGGGGATTGGGTCTTGGTGTGTGAGACCGGGGACAAAGGTGAGGTTGAAAGTGTTTTGGATGACGGGGAGCGATTTTTAATCGTCGTGCCGAAAACAAAAGAGTGGCCATACCCCAAACGGATGCACGTCATGATCGAAAAGATCAGGAAGATCCGGACACCCGAGAAGGCATCGTTTTGGGATCAGTTAAGTATTTTTTAAGGAGACCGTGATGAGAAAGTGGATTGCCGCAGTGTTGATGGTGCCTTCAATGGCTATGGCTGAGTTTTGGACGGGGAATAATCTCTACGACAGGATGACGAGTTCTGATGTATCCGAACGGATACAGGCCTTGGGATACGTCATGGGCGTGTTCGATGTCTATGTGAATGTGACCTTCTGCCCGGGCAGTCAAAGCGGGATCACGGCTGGACAGATTCGAGACATGGCTACGGCATGGCTGGCCGCAAATCCCACCCAAAGAAACCGTAACGCAGAGGCGTTGCTCAACGAGATCTTTAAAAAGGCGTGGCCATGTCAGAACCGCGGGAGGGGCGTATGAAGGATCTTATCGACTTTAAAAAGATTTGGGAGTGGCTAGTCAATCGTTGGAAGACATCGTTTGGATGTGTGATCTTAGCGATCGTGTCTTTTATCTTAGGAATGCTTTGGGAATCTAAATCAATAACCGAGGACTGCCGCTTCATGGGTGCATTTCGTGACGGAGCCCAGGCCTATAACTGCCAGCCGAGGGTGCGATGACAGACCGTGAACTAATGCAGATGGTGCTAGAAGAATTAGAAGAACTTGCTGATGTTAATTACGGCAGTAAGACCGTACTGCAAGCCCTGCGTGACCGACTAGCGCATCCTGAATCTGTACACGCCATCGACATATCGCAAGAACGTGTCGATGAAACGGTGAAAGATCGACATGACTTGACCTGCGTTTGCGGTGCTGTGTGGGTAGGTGAGGAAATGGTTTGTTCCCCACGAAAGCGTGAATGGGTTGGGCTGATGGATGAGGAATACGAAGCAATCTTGAAAGAAAAAACATATTGGTATGAAGTGGCTAAAGCAGTCGAAGCCAAACTAAAGGAGAAGAACAATGGATGAAGGATATTACTGTGTCGTGTGTGGCAGATACATAGAGGCTAACGAGGATGGGGTGATTGTGCATGACGATGTTCTACACCCACCTGAAATGGATTTTGCAGATGAGGAGAAACCACAATGAAAGAATATGAACCAACAACAAAACAAGAGCAGGCCATACGAGAGTACTTACACGAAGCCGTTATCCCCTTGATTGAGGACGTTCTTGTTAAGAAGCTAGGGCAGGCCATGTCGTTTTGCTCAAAAGAACTTAAAAGCGCAGAGGCAGAGAAGAAAAAGCCTGTGTTATGGGCTGAAAATTTAACCGACCCGCAACCTCATGCCGTCACAGATCTTAAGTATTGCAGCGTAGCAGACCGAGACAGTGGGAAAGACCAGACTTACATACCTCTCTACACCGCACCGTCAAAGCGTGAATGGGTTGGGCTGACGGATGAGGAAATAGATGCCGCTGTGAAGTCATGTAATACGGTAGATACCTACAAGTATTTTCGTGCCATCGAAGCCAAACTAAAGGAGAAGAATACTTGAGCTATCTCGTATCAAGCCTTCCTCCTTTGAAATGCTTTGTCCGGCGAGAGTTTTTATACAACTTTGAAAAAGGACACGGGGAGCTAGAGCCGGCCATATGGGTGAGTCTGAAAGCGATCCGTGGTCAGGTCTTCAGGATTGAAAGTCTGCTGCCGAATTACGGCGCCTTATATGACAAGCTACCCCTTCATGCCTATGTGTGGAAGGAAAGCGCCGGATACCTGCCGATCGATTTACTTCAGCTTTGGGACTGTATGAGCTATCGGTTCACGATAGTAGAAAAGATCGGCCTACGGAACCTGGGTGTGAAGTTCCTCGGAAAAGACAAGGAGTGGCACTTCGGTAAGTATCTATTCACCGTTGATTTCTGCGCTGATGAGATGAGTTTAGATACGACCTTCGTCGAGACCGCAGAAGAACATAAGAGCTTTAACTTTATAAAGCTGGATAACGGACAGTTCGCAACCCAACCAAATAATCGATGCCTGTGGTACGACCAAAGCTTGGTGCCTGCCGAGGTTAAGTTTCCTGACTTTCAAGCAGCTCGGACGATTTGGTCAGTCGATGGGTCCCGTAAGTGGGCAGCCGGTGATGATTGGTTTTATAACTTCGAGGAGCGGAGATGAAGGTAGCTTTCGTTTTAGTATTTTTTGGCCTAGCTTTCGGAACCCTTGGATATGGCATGGGGAAGACCGATGGTTATAAAGACGGAATAAGCTCTGCTTTAAAAACCAACCCACCATCGTTAGAGCTGGAGATGACCTGCGCGGGTCTGTGGATCGGGGAGCAGAATAAAAAGTATTGGAGGAAGCATGGAGCTTGATTATCACGAGATGGATCTGCAGCTCGCCTCAGCTAACGACCAAATAAAGGAGCTGACTGAGCGGTGCGATCGTAAGCGCAGGATTCTTACGGCCATCCAGGCTATGGCTTTGCGGCAGCGGGAAGACGGAGAGCTTTGGCACCAGCCTGGGACCGCCTTTGGGCTACGGATGCAGCAGGCGCTGCGGGAGATCCACCACCTGATTTTGGATGACAAAGAATGAGGTATTTATCGGTCTGTAGCGGCATCGAAGCGGCTACATCAGCGTGGCACCACATGGGTTGGAAGCCTGAGGCCTTTGCGGAGATTGAGCCGTTTCCGTCGGCCGTCTTGAAACATCACTACCCCACAGTCCCGAACCTTGGGGATATGTCTAAATTTAAGGAGTGGAATCTTGGAGCAATTGACCTTCTTGTCGGAGGAACCCCCTGTCAATCCTTCTCTGTCGCCGGACTCAGAAAGGGATTGGACGACCCGCGTGGCAACCTTATGCTCACCTTTGGTGCCATTGCTCGCCACTTCGCTCCCCGTTGGTTGGTTTGGGAGAATGTCCCTGGGGTCCTGTCGTCTAACGGAGGACGGGACTTTGGTACCTTCCTCGGAATGTTGGGAGAACTCGGGTATGGGTTCGCATACAGAGTTCTTGACGCTCAGTACTTCGGAGTGGCCCAAAGACGCCGCCGTGTGTTCGTTGTCGGATGTCTTGGAGACTGGCGAGCTGCCGCAGCGGTTCTTTTTGAGCTCGCAAGCCTGTCGGGGAATCCTCCGCCGAGCAGAGAAAAGGGGCAAGGATCTGCCTCCAGCTCTAGCCCAAGCCCTGAATACGGTGGCTCAGACAAAGAGTGCGCCGACACCGTCACAAGTAAGTGGGCAAAGGGATCAGGAGGACCCGCAGGAAATGAGTGCGGATTATTCGTAGCCCAAGCGATTCCGTTTGGGGTGGCTGAACAACAAAATGTTGGTCATTGCCTTCGAGCCGGTGCGAGTAAAGCAGACAAGCATGAATCAACTACTTATGTAGCTCAGCCGGTGGGTGTGCCTGACGTCATGTCCACCCTGCTTTCTTCAACTGCCGGGGTATCTCGCCCAGGGAATGCGGCCACAGAGCATGAGACTTACATTCCGATGGTTCAATCCGTCGTTGGTGCGCTTGCTTGCAATACAGGTCCAAATGGGCACGATGCCGGAAATTTTGCTTGTAATCAGGCGGTTGATGCTGGCCATGTGATTGCTCAACCCCTAAACATTTACGGTGGCAACAAGCGATCAGATAGGCCTGAAGGCGGGTTTTATGTCCGGATGGACGAAGATACAAGTAAGACCTTGGACGCCGCCTCAGGGCTGAATCCGACCGCCAATCAGGGCGGGACTGCGGTCATGCAGACAGTGGCTTACACGACGAAGCTACATAACACCACTAGCAATAATGCCGGCAAATTCTTTAAAGAGCGAACGACTTGCCTTGATGCAAATAGCCCACCGCCGGCTCTCGTCACTTCTATGGCCGTGCGCCGGCTCACCCCGCGGGAGTGCGAGCGGCTCCAAGGCTTCCCGGATGACCACACCCTGATACCCTGGCGGGGTAAGGATGCCTCCCTATGCCCGGACGGGCCCCGGTACAAGGCCTTGGGGAACTCTATGGCGGTCCCGGTCATGCGGTGGATCGGGGAGCGGATAAGGATGGTCTGTGAACTACAGAAATAAGCCCCTCCTTGAGGTCGTCCGGGAGTCTCCCTGCCAGCTCTGTGGGGCTCAGGACGGGACGGTGGTGGCGGCCCATTCCAATCAGCAGAGGGACGGCAAGGGCACGGCTATAAAGGCCCACGACTACCGGATTGCTGCCCTATGCTACGCCTGCCATATGGAGCTCGACCAAGGGTCCAAGATGAGCAAGGAGGACCGGCAAGACCTGTGGGAGATGGCGCACCGCAAAACGGTGGGGTGGCTGTTCGACTCCGGGAAGCTTAGGGTAATCCCCTAGAAAATTTATGGGTATTTGGCTATAAATCGCTTGCGTATTGTTTAAGCCGGGATTACATTATCACCACGGTCATCGTGACCGGTAACGTTAAGGAGAAAGTGAAGTGAACAACGACATCATCACCACCGACATCGACCGCTTAGGTCTGCTTCTCGCTGAGATCGATCGCCTTACCAAAGAGGCAGATTCAATCAAAGATAACCTCAAAGATATCGCTACCGCTCCCAATGGCGGCAAAGAGTTTATCGGCAATCTGTTTCGTGCCATCGTGGTTGAGTCTGATCGCAAAACCACCGACTACAAAAAACTGATTACTGATCTTGGTATCGCTTCCGATGTGGTTGCAAAGTACACCAAGACATCTGCCGTGTTTGCCGTTAAAACTACCGCACGATAAGGAGATGATGATGCATATTCAACGCCTAACTATCAACGAAGTTCCTTGGACTCTAACCGTAGTGGAGTTCAAACCCCGAACCCGTGTGGCTAAAAAGTATAGTGATGAAGATCTGAAAGATGCATTCAATCGGGTATGCAACAAAAAAAATTGGAAGTTGTCCGTTAATTCCACCATCGACTTTAAAGACTTAGATGAGTTGGATCTGATTCGTGAGGCGGTAATCCATTACACCGGATCGGTTCCAAGATTTAATGTCTATGAATTAAAGAATGGTAAGAAGCGTGTTCGTGTAAACGCCGTTGGTTACTACAATGCAATCGGTGCGTAAGGAGATGATGATGAAACTAATCAACACTCAATCGGTTCATACAACCATTAAATTTCGGGGTAAACAGATTCCGAAAACGGAAACCAAGTACACCTATCAAACTGATGATGGCGCGGTTCTGACCTTCATGGCATCGCCTAAAAAGGCATGGACATGGGATCTTTACAAGGATGAGTCCAATGAGAAAGGACTTGCCCAAAGCACCAAGATCATTGATCAACATCTTCAAAACTTGGGAGCGTAATCATGGCACTCAAAATCGCTACTTGCAGATCCAAAGTTCCATCGATCTTATCGCCAACGAAAAGCGAAATTGTGGTTGGGGAAAAACTAGAGTTTTCTAAGATCTATTTTTATAACGGTGAGCATTGGCTCAAATTAAAAGATGGTAAGAGTGTTCCATCGGTGTTCTTCAACTTGGAGGGTTGATCATGGCTCTAGGATGGATAGTGGTTAAGTTTGATAAGAACGCAAAGCCCGGTTTGCCCGTGCCTCAAGTGGCATGGTTTGAGGAGAAGTTTGAAGCTCAGGAAGAAGCAGAGAAATTAAACGAAACGGCCCCCGCGGGGGTCTTTTATGGATGGGAGAGAAACAAGTGAATAACACCGCGATGAAAAATAAGTTCGATCAGGATAGTGCTAATCGTAGATTGCTTTCTGCCGTGGTCGCCTTAGCGATCAGGGATGCTTGCCAACACCCCGGAAATAAGGCGGTGGGTGAATTGCCGCGATCAGCTTTAAATTTCTTGTTTGAGCATAGCGATGGATATTTAGGGCTCTTGGATATCGATGCCGAACAGTTCAGAAAACGCCTAATCAATTTGGTTTTCAGTAAAGAGAAAAAGACAGGCCGAGGTTTTGGTTTATCTGAAGATGATTGCAGAAAGTTCAGGATCAATTATTCAATGTGGCATAAAGAAAAGACCACACCATCAATTTATAAGAGACCGGAGTGTAAATATGAGTAATGTAATCAGGATGACTCGCCCGGTAGACTTTCATCAGGCGGCGAACATTATGTCTAACGGACACTTGGGGGGCTTTGCGGAGTCCTTGGCCTTGACTTGGTTCCGAGCTGACTCTGTGAACCGGGAGAAGATCCAAGCGACTTGGCCCGGCCTTTTTATTCAGGCCTTTGAGGTGTTTGAGATGAGGGATAAATCATGATCTTGGCTTACTGCGATTACCTTGCCCACATCATCAGCAAGAACCTGAAGAAAAACGATCAGGACGGGCTCATCGACTCAATTGGTAAGGTCCAATTTGATCTGAACCCGGACGGCTCGTACCGATCGACCAAGAAGACCATATCCGTGATGGACAAGCACGGGACCGCCTACACCATAACCATAGAGGAAGTCCGCAATGACAATCAGGTTTAAAGGGCTGACAATGCCAAGTAATGAGGAGCTCCTTGAGCAAGCCGCCGGGGTGGGGATTGAGTTCACCCCCGGTAGCTTGGAAGAGTTTCAGTTCCTGCAGTTCTGCTACACGCTATGGATGCACGGGTCCGACTCAGGGATTATGAGATTTAAAAATGCATTGAACCAACCGTCAACCAATCGTCAACCAATGGTTGAACCAATGGTTTGAGAGATAGGCTGGCCGCGGGGCCTAAATGCCGCGGCACCTATACGCATGGGGATTGGGCAAAGCCTGGCCGACTGTTAGCGGAACGGGTGAGCTGCACTAACAGGTCAATCCCCAGTCGTATGGGGCGGGAACAAAAGGATTCCGTAATCGTGGGGTTCGGTTGTTGTACACACCCGCCCCACCAAGTTAGGGGAGTGTTAAGCAGGCAACAGAGGATGCGGGACGCCGGGGTTTTTCCTGCTTTCCACCCGGCCAAAGCCGAACCGCCAAATCTGACTTCCCGCTAGCTCGATAGCGGAAATTTAGGTGAAGCTTTAAAATACGAGACTAATCTCTTCGATTGGATTAAGGGTGATGCCTGAAACTCGAACCAAACGCCAACCAACCGCTAACGATTCGTTGGAGGCGCCGCCGCAAAAACACCCTGGTGGCCGCCCGACAAGATACGACCCGCAGCTCGCCGCAGACATCTGCACAAGGATAGCTAACGGAGAGGCTTTAAGACAGATATGCCAAGAAGAAGGTATGCCGGTACAGAGCACGGTATATCTTTGGCTGTCCCGATTTCATGAGTTTTCGGATATGTACACAAAAGCTAGGGAAGATCAGGCAGATACCTTAGCTGATGAGATCCATGCGATTGCCGATCAGATGCCGATGGAGAAGACGGATAAGGAGGGCAATACCTCTTTTGACTCTGCTTACATCAACTGGATGCGCCTGCGGATAGACGCCCGGAAGTGGACGGCATCAAAGCTTAAGCCCCGTAAGTACGGTGACCGGGTAGCCTTGGCCGGGGACGAAGACAATCCCCTGAAGGTGGAGGCTAGCGTTGAGGCCAAGGGTCTGTTCGATACGCTCCTGAAGAACCTGGAGATGACCAAGCAGGTGGGCAAGTGAAGCCGTGGTGGGAGGAGTGGAGCAAAGAAGGCCTTGAGAAGGCGGCCTCCATGTCCAATCTGTCAGACAAAGAGCTGGCCAAAGTGATCGGCTGCGCTGCGATGGACATAGCCTTAGCCAGGCAAAGAGTCAGGGCCAAGCAGAGGGATGAGGAGAGGAAATGGGCCGTCAATGCCCGGCAATGGCAAGACCGGACCGAGGCAATGATCGGGATGCTGGAGTCCATTGAGCAGGGCTTGGCTGCCCGCGGGGCTAAGCCGTGACGGATATTGAGATCCGGGAGGTTATGCGAAAGCTCCACCCGGACCTTAGGATCGGCGCCTTTGAGCTCTTGGTCTGCCGAACCATCGCCGAAGCCTGTAAGGAAAAACACGCCAGGATCGCTGAGATCCCGCATATGACCCCGAAGGACATCGCCCGGGTGATCCGGTCGGACTACCAATTCCCCAATGAGTGAAGTCCTTGAGATCCTTAAAGACCCGGATACGCAGGCCAAGTTCTCCCAGCTCAAGCCTGAGGACCAACTCGCCTGGGCATGGCGGGCTAACTGGCTCGCTAAGGCGCATCGGCACCAGATTGTCCCGCCTGGGGATTGGTGGACGATTTGGCTTATGCTCGCCGGCCGCGGTGCCGGCAAAACCAGGACGGCTGCGGAGCAAGTGGGGTGGTGGGCATGGACGGAGCCAGGCTCTCGCTGGCTGGTGGGAGCACCAACAAGTTCAGACGTCCGGGCCACTTGTTTTGAGGGAGACTCGGGGCTCCTTGCAGTTATACCCGGTGCATTGGTGGCAGATTACAACCGCGCCTTCCATGAGCTTAAATTGACTAACGGCAGCCTGATCAAGGGTATCCCTGCCTCCGAGCCCGAGCGCTTCCGGGGGCCGCAGTTCCATGGCGCCTGGTTAGACGAGCTGGCCGCCTGGGACTACCTCGATGAGGCCTGGGACCAGATCATGTTCTCGGTCCGCCTGGGTACGAAGACCCGGATTGTCTGCACGACGACGCCGAAGCCCAAAGACCTGATCATCGACTTATTTGGCCGGGACGGGGACGACGTGAAGGTCACGACCGCCTCGACCTATGACAACTTGGCCAACCTGTCTCCGACCTTCCAGAAGCAGATCCTGCAGTACGAAGGGACCAAACTTGGCCGCCAGGAGATCTACGCCGAGATCATCGATCCGGAGGAGTCGGGAATAGTTAAGCGGGATATGTTCAACCTCTGGCCGGATGGCAAGCCCTTCCCGAAGTTTGAGTACATCATCCAGTCCTATGACTGCGCCTTCACGGAGAAGACGGTCAACGACCCCACCGCCTGCATCACCTGGGGCGTTTTTAAGCCCACGGACGGCCCGATGTCAGTCATGGTCATCGATTGCTGGCAGGACCGCCTGCAGTACCCGGATTTGCGTCCCAAGGTCATTGAGGAGTACGACACCATCTTCGGCGAGGGTAAGGACCGAAAGCGGGTGGATCTGATCCTGGTCGAGGATAAGGCCTCAGGGATCAGCCTGATCCAAGACCTGCAGCGGGCCCACCTGCCGGTCAGGGCCTACAACCCCGGGAACGCGGATAAGATGCAGCGCCTGAACATCGTGTCCAACATCATCGCCCGAGGGAGGGTGTGGATTCCTGAGAGCTCGGTCCGTAAGGGCTATGTCCGGGACTGGGCTGAACCTTTTGTATCCCAAATCTGCTCTTTCCCAGATTCAACCCACGACGACTTCGTGGATGCCTGCACCCAGGCGCTGCGATACCTGAGGGACGCCGGGTGGCTTGAGATCGACCCGCCGCCCAGGGATGACTACGACGAGGAAGACGTCATCGATGCCGGGTTGCGTAAGCGGGAGAATCCTTATGCAATGTAAGCACTGCTATCACGACACCGGGGTGATGCTCTTATCCGAGCCGCCCCAAATCGTTGAGAAATGTTGCCACTGCGGGGAGAAGCACAACCGGCCGCAGTCCATATTCAAACGAGGCAAAACTCACGGCCCGCACCTGAATCGGTGGCATCCTTTTGATGAAGGCCTGACAATCCCGCTGATGGAGGAAACCAGTGGGTAAACGCAAGGCAATTAAGGGTGCGCTGGAGGCTGCGTCGGTTGCTGCGAAGAAGGCAGAAAAGCCGAATGAGACAGCGGTCAGGATGGCCCGCCAAATGGCGAGGGAATCGAAGTACAAGCGCATTGAGCCAGAGATTCGTCAGCGCGGCGGTCAGTTTGCCGTCCGCCGTTTAGAGCAGGCCTTCGATGAGATCCCGAGACTTGAGAGTCAGTTTACGGATGAGGCTCTAATCTACGGCTTATCCCCTGGGGACAACGCGACATCGTTGATGATCATGAAACCCGGCGAGTTTGAGAAGTTTGCTGAACCGCTCAACATGGTTGGTAGCGATCGAGCTAGGGGAATTAAAACCTTAGATGAATACATTGACGAGCTCGGAGGGGTAGCTCGTAGAGGTGGATTTGAGGACATTCCGTTTCTGCAGATAGGTGAAATCCCGAACACGCAACACTTAGAAATTACTGGCCACGAGGGTCGTCACCGGATGAGGGCTTTGGACCGCTTGGGGGATGAGGCCACGCTAGTCAGAACCTTACCTCGGGGCTCTGTCAGAGAGCCGCTTCCTCGGCGTTCTCCGGAAGAATATTTACGCGCTTTAGCAGAGAAGTATGGAGATCCTTTGTTGGTCAGACCGGAAGATACTGAGAGCGATGACATTTATTTGCGTAGATTTCTACCGAAGCAGTTTGCCGAAGGCGGATACATCGATCCGTTTTCTCAGACGCAGCAGGCCCAATCAAAGCGGGTAGCTGATATGCAAGCCTATCGGGAGGGCAGGATCGGCCCGGATGAGCTCCTGAAATACTTCCCCGGCATGAGCGCAGTTCAGATTGAGGGCAAGCTTGAAGAGGGTATGGCCGCAGGTGGTGAGGTCCATATGAGGGATGGCGGTGACCCTGTGGCAGAGACTCAGCGTCTTATGTCAGCCGGGGTGCCTGTCTTTATGGCGCCTGGCCAACAAGGTGACATAGCCCGCAAGATCATCGCAGACGAGGAAGAGGCCCGCAAAAGGAAAGAAGCTGAGCAGCAAGCTCGTATGGCTGCGGTTCCTTTTATGGACAAAGTCCGCGGGGTTGGGGAAGCCGCTCAGACCGTGCAGAACATCTTCGGTCAAGAGCTGGTTAAGCCTTTCAGGATGTTGGCCGGAGGGGAAGAATCGGTTAAAGCCGCAGAGGAAAGGACTCCCCTGCCGCAGACTGAGTACGGAATCCATGCCCTTGGCCGGTTCGGTGAGTTTTTGGAGCCCGTCAGTAAAGTCCTTGAAGAGTCCAAGATCCCTGACACGCCCTTGACTGAGATCCTGCCGGTGACTTACTTGCCAGGCCTTGGAAGGCAAATTTCACAGATCGCAGGCAAAGCCGGCCAAAAGATTGATGCCGCTATTCCTCAACAACTTAAAGACTTGCCGGTTGGGATGTCGATTAAGCCGGTAGGTCCCGAAGGCGAAAAGCTCACGGTCAACCAGCTCATTGCTAAGCTTGAAGCGGGTGAGGAGCTAACGCCTGAGCAGAGGCAGAAGGCTGAGTATTCCAAGGCTCAGAAGGAAAAGTACGCCCAAGCCAATATCGCCCGGCAGGCTAAAGAGCCGGCCCCGAAAGAGGAGAAGGTAAAGGTTGAAGCTGATGAGCTTGGCTTTTACTCCCCGGTGGAGAAAGCCCTAGCAAACTCAACAAGGCAAGAAGGATCGGGCCAAGACTTTATCAACGACATCATGAAATTCAACCCAAGCTCAGGCGAGCTGGAGGGCACGGGCATCATTGATTGGCTAAAGACCAAAGACAAGGTGACCAAGCAGGATGTTGAGGATTACCTTAACAACAATAAGATCCAAATCGAAGAGACTGTCCGTGGAACGATCCTCTCCCTTAAAGAGAGAGAAAAGCTAAGGGAGCTTGAGCGGGCGATATCAAAGGGTTGGTATGACATCCCGCAAGAGGATCTAGATTGGTATGAGGCAACGAAAGCCAAGCTCCGAGATTTCAAGGAACCGAAGTATGAGCGGGAGGGGCTAATCCTCCCGGGCGGCAAGAACTACAAAGAGATTGTGCTGACTTTCCCGAATCAACCGGTTAATCAATACGATCAGTATGTTCGGGTTCTGAATAATAAATACGGCGAAGGTTTTGACACGGATCGTATTGATCCAGCAGAAAAGCAAAAATTGACTGATCTGTGGAACAAAAGTCAGTCACCGGAGAGTTCTGTAGATCTGACCTTTAATTCCTCTCACTTCCCGGAAAAGAACATTCTCGCCCATATGCGTATTCAAGATATGGATTTGGGTGGCAAGAGGACTTTGATCATTGAAGAGATCCAATCGGATTGGCATCAACAGGGCCGAAGATTGGGCTACGGGCAAGGTGATGAAATGCCCGGCGATGATCCTGACTCACTGCTGATGCTCTACAAGGATCGGATGACTCAGGATCAGATTGATTACATAAACGATTTCGACAGAAGGTTTGCGGATGCAACCCCTGAAGGGCAAGAGAAACTTTACGATGAGTTTGAAGATTGGAGAAAAACTCAGAGGTTAATTGGTGGTGGCGTTCCCGATGCCCCGTTTAAGAAAGATTGGTATCAGCTAGCCATCCGCCGGCTCATGAAATACGCCGCCGATAATGACTACGATCAGATCGCCTTGGTCGGCCCTGAAGAGCAGATCCGCCGCGGCAGTCTTGGCACCTACGTTGACGGGCTAACCTTTAAAAAGAATAAAGATGGGTCAATTAAGCTTGAGGCCGAAAAGGGCGAATCGGTAGTCTTAGATAAGACAGTTAAGCCTGAGGACTTAGAGCTCTATGTCGGTAAGAGCGTGGCCAAGAAGATCCTTAGCACAAAAGACAAGGATGGAACTCTGACCGGTGATGACCTGATGATCGGCGGCGAGGGGATGCGCCAATACTATGGCCGCACCTATCCGGACTCTATCAACCGGATCGGCAAGAAATACAACGCCAACATTGAGAAGCGAGAGTTCCTGATTAAAGAGTTTGACTCCCGCGATGTTGAGGAAATTCCAACAGGTGAGTTCGATCGGTTCGGTAGAGAAAGAATGGCTTATGGAATCAAAGACCCCGAAACCGAGGAGTATCTGTCCTATGAGGATGATTACGAGCGGGCGATAACCGAGGCCAATAAAAAGGCTCCGAAGACCTCAATGTGGTTTATGAACCTGCCCAAAGAGCTGAAGTCTGATGTGAAGATCGGCCAACCCTATAAGGCAGGTGGTCTAGTTGAGCCTGAGATGGCAAGAGGCGGTGTCGCTCGGGTAGCGAAAGCCGTAGAGAAGGGCGCACAGAAAGCCTCTAAACGGATGAGCCGCGAGGAAGCCGAGAAGGCCGGACTTTGGCATCCCATCTCCGAGACCAAGCTTTCCAAGCCGATCGGGGAGTTCAAGGCTACGATCATTGAAGACCCAAGCGCAACGATGACGCCCAAGAAGGCGATCACGGTTGAGGAGATGCAGGGCGGCGTGGCCATCCCCTTGGCCGGAGACCGTGCTGCGGCAGGTCGAATCATCAAGGAGATTGAAGGCATCCCGATGGATGTCACCCTTGAAGGCGGCCCAGACTTTATGCGTCTGCATCCCGGAGCGGCTTGGGCGTCCGGTAAAGGTGTGCTCTCAATGCTTGCAGACAGAATCCGTATGGCCCGAGAGTCAGGGCAGCCGATCTACGGCGTTTACACGGCCATGAGCCCGCAGGCCGTGGACTTCAACACCATGATGACTGAGTCCCTGCTAAACCAGCTTGACATCTCAGATCTCAAAAAGGCAGACATCAAGGACTTCAATCAAGCGGTGAAGGCGGTGAAAGGTCAGGGCGGTAAACCCAAGGCTCCGAACTTCCCTGGCTTGGATGATCCTGAGATCAGGCAGAAACTCCTTGAGGGCCCAGGCGGTCAGCGTGACGCTTTCGTGAAGGCTATGAGTAAGGCTCAGTTCCAAAAACGGGGTTTCCCCGATGTAGCCGCCGCAAGGCTTGCCGTGACAGAGCCTGAGCTCTTGGATGTGCCGCGGGGTAGCTCCGGATACACGGTTGCTCAGCTAGATCCTGAGGCCACAATCATGGAGCAGTCCGGGCACAAGACTTATCCGCTAGACATCATGGGCGAGTATGTCGGAGGGCTTGAGACACAGCTTCCCGTTGAAATGATGTACCCGACCCACTTTGAGGCTAAGAGACTTTTGGGCTCTACACCGACAGGGGCACACAAATCGTTAGAGCTTTTCGCACCGCTCCAATACTTGGATCAGCAATGGCTGGATAACGCCATGCAGTTTTTGGAGTTTCAGAAAAAATTACAGGGCCGCAAAAAAGGTGGTCTTGCCGCAGCAAAGTAAGGACTAAAAATGGCTGAAGAATTTCCTATTGAGCAAGATTACAACCGGTTCGTGCCGGGCATCGAGGACGAGGGTCAGGAGGAAGTGCCTGAGGAGATGCCGTCCTTAACCGAGGCCGAGATTGAGGAGCTGCCCGACGGCTCTGCGGTGGTCAAGATGCCCGTTGAAGGTCCGATGGAGAACGAGGATTTCTATCGAAACCTAGCTGAGGCTGACGATATTGACCTCTATGACCTGCAAAAGATCGCCCTGAAGTACCAAGATCTGATCCGAAAGGATAAAGAGAGCAGGAAAAAGCGCGATGAGCAGTACGAAGAGGGGATTCGGCGCACCGGCATGGGTAATGACGCCCCTGGCGGCGCTTCGTTTACCGGCGCATCTAAGGTCGTCCACCCGATTATGGCTGAGGCCTGCATCGATTTTGCCTCCCGAGCGATCAAAGAGCTCTTTCCGCCCGATGGACCGACCAAAACCAAGATCGTTGGCGACGTGGATGATGACAAAGTCTTGGTCGCTGAGCGCAAACGCGACTGGATGAACTGGCAGCTCACCGAGCAGATCGAAGAATTTAGGGATGAGCAGGAGCAAATGCTCACCCAACTGCCTCTTGGGGGTTCTCAGTACCTAAAACTTTGGTATGACGAGCGCAAAAAGCGCCCCTGTGCTGAGTTTTTGCCCATCGATAACGTGCTTTTGCCGTTTGCCGCGGGTAATTTCTACACCGCCCAGCGGGTTACCGAGATTCAGGACATCACGCAATACGAATTTAAGCGCCGGATCGCCGCAGGTCTTTACCGGGACATCAGTTTGGTGCGGGCAACGGCCTATCCTGAAGAGACAGCCCCGGAAAAGGCTAACCTGAAGGTCGAAGGTAAAGATCCGGATGAGAACGAAGACGGTGTCCGCCGGGTTTATCACATCTACACCTTCCTTGAGATCCCGGAAGACAAGTACACCAAGGGGGAGATCGCCCCTTACATCCTGATGGTCGATGAGCTGGATAACGAAGTCGTCGGCCTATACCGAAATTGGGAAGAAAACGACGAATCCATGACCAAATTGGACTGGATTGTGGAGTTCAAATTCATCCCTTGGCGGGGCGCCTACGCTGTGGGCCTGCCGCACCTCATTGGAGGCCTAGCAGCCGCTCTAACGGGCGCTTTGCGGGCCCTACTAGATTCTGCCCACATCAACAACGCCGCTACTCTCTTGAAGCTGAAGGGCGCAAATGTGTCTGGGCAGAGCCAACAAGTGGAAATCACCCAGGTCTCGGAGATCGAAGCGGCTCCGGGGGTGGATGA